CTTTTAAAAGTTGTATAATTGTGTGTATTCTCATAATATTTAATAACAAGGTTCTACTTTGAATGCTGAAAATATGCTACCTTCTTCGATTGTGTAAGTACCGAAAGGGCAAGGGGTGTCTTCTGAAAGTAAGCCTTCACTCTGAAATTTCCAATAACCTAAATTAGTCCATACTAAGATATAAGTTTCTCCGCTAATTTCTATTTCATAATAAGGTTTATTATTAATTTCCCCACTACTCTCCACCTCCACCGTAACAGGCTCTCCACCTTCTAAGGTATAGGTAACTTTTATACATTCACAATCGGGCGCAATAGTTACCAACTCTCTAATTAAATTCATTTTCACTTCGCCATTGTTTAACGTGCTTGAAATATCGCTTATCCTTGATTATTATTTTATCATTCATTTTCAAGTTAGCAAGTACGCCAGTAGGTAACATCGCTGTAAATGAAAACAAACGTTGTTGCAAATCGTAAAGGTTACCCAAATGATTTGCATAGTAAGTTTGATAAAGGCTATTAGGCTCGGTTTCTTGAGTTACGATATTGAACTCGTTACCGAAACAAAGTGAAAACCCCGTTGTGTTAACGCTGTTGAAAAGTGCGTAATCTGTAATGTTCACTTCGGTACTTTCTTTTTTAAATTTAAAAGCTGAAGTTGTTTCTCCACTAAAATAAAGTAGCATAGGTTCTGGAATGTAACTACTATTATTTTCATCAATACAATAAGAACAAAATAAATTAGTGTTTGCTATTTCTACAAATTGATTATTTTCAAAAGGTAAATCAATTTTAAATTCACTACCATCGTAAAAGAAACTTGCATCTAAATTTCCGTATTGACGATTAAATAAACTTAAAAAATTCTTATTTGTAAACGATTTACTTTCTTTATAGCTAAAAGAAATTTGTTTGTAAAGTGGTACTTTTTTTATTCCACTTGAATTTAAAACGTATTTCGTTATGTCTTTTTCGCCTCCTAAATTATACCAATCCTGCAAAGGTTCGATTGTAAATGTCGTTTCGTTTTCTCCTACGCAAACCAAATTAAACGTTTTTAATATTGCTGAAAAGAAATCCGCTATTTTAATCGTGCTACTGAAAGCGCCCGAAATATCGTTAACAACTAAAGTAATAGGATCTACAATTGCTTTGTCGAAAAATTGTGCTCCACCTTCATAAGATACTGTAAACCTTAAATCGAAATTAACGGTTATTGATTCATCTGAATAAATATAAATTTGATAATCATTAATTGCTACACTTGGCGCTGTTACAAAAATAGTTAAACCAGTTACTCCAGTTTCAACCGTTGTCGTTGAAAATAAAACATCGTTACGTAAAACTTCAACGAATAATTTTGCTGAACCTGAACTTCTTGTAAGGTTGATTATTTCAATTTCGGTTCTATATTCCTCTTTTATTGTAATTACGCTCGTTGTTGAATTTATAGAAATTTGCGAACTTTGAGGTGCAGGGACTGAACCGTTTGGAAAACTAACTAAATGTTTATTTGATAAAACATTAAACGTTTCCGCTAATTGATTTCTGAAATATAAATCCGTCCATCTTGTTGAACTGAAAAATGTACTGTTAAAAGTAATTCCAAATTTAGCTTCTATAAAATCAAATATTTTAGAAACACGAACGGCAGGAAACAATTCTCTATAACTAATTCCTTTTGTAGCTTCAAAAATATTATCAACATCGCCAGTTACATTATTCCAAAAACGTTTTGGCGAAATCAAAGGAAATCTAACGTTGTAACTTGTTGTGCCGTCTTCAAGTCTATCCTGAACGGCTTGCCCGTTGTAAGTGAAATTTAAACTTGAATAATCTAAATCTTTTAATTGTAATTCCCCAAACCTATCTTTTAGCGAAGTCAACGCTCCAAAGAAATTTAATGAATAACTTACTACTTGACCGTCTTTAATTACCGCTTCATTAAGTTGTATTTTACCAACTCTAAACGGCATCGTTTCTATTTCTATGAATGCGTCACGTCTTAAATTTTGGTCGATAGTAGGCACAACATCGCTTTCGTACCAATGCTGAAAAATAGCGTTGTTTCGTGGTGATGCAGGAACTAAAAACGATTGCGAAAAGTCGCTAAATACCTTGCTAATATCTTGAACGTTTGCAACAGAACTATTAACCGTTACAATTTCGTCTTTGAATAAATCAACTTCAACCCCCTCAATAAACAGTTGCAACTTCGTCATAAGCAAATTCAAAATCAAGTGTATAGTTCAAGTCTTTCTTGTTTACTATTTTAAATAAATCAGCATCGTTTGTTAATATTTTTGCAGGTAAATTATTAACCATTATTCTTTCAGATAACATTAATTGTTCAATGATAAATTTAAAGTTTTCATCAACGCTTCCTGAATTAACCGTTATTTTTCTTCGTGCGTTACGATTCATTTGCCTTGTTTGCCCGTCTGAAACAGTCCATTGATTGACTACCGGAACGGCTGTAAGGAAATTATAATCTTCGCTTGTTGTTGTGATTTTATCAATTGACGCTTTAAAGAAAAATACTCGTTGCCACGCTCCTAACTTATTTATAAAGTCAATCGTTACGGGTGTGTAACGGCATTCTGCTAACGGCTTGAAAGTAAAGGATTGAAGCAACACGTTTGTCGGGCTGTAAAATTCAACTATATTCCCACCTGCATAATAATTACTTGACGGCGTTGTTGCACTTTGCCAAATGTAAGGAATATCGCAATAGCGTTGATTTACTGCATCTATATTTGTTGTTTGTGTGTTTGCTGTGTTTGCTAAAGAAATATATTTTACGTAAGCCGAAATTCCAATAAACGCTGTGAAATAACCGGGGGATAAAAGTCCACTTGGCACGGTTGTATCGCTTGTTTTTGGATAGTAAAAAACCATTCCAGTTGGGTACTGAAACAAAGGAAACGCACTATTAAAAGTTAATGACTCATTATTCCACGGTGCGAAAGGTAATGTAACAAATGCACCGCTCCCCTCAACATAAGCACGATAACCGTCAAAAGAACGGTATGTTCTTGTATCTAATAAAGTGTAAGTTCCTGAAACGTTTTTATATCGCTTAATTCTAATGTATGCACTTGCTCCACTTGGTGTTAATGTCGCTGTACTTGGTAACGTTCTAATGTTTTGGTAAGTATTACTAATAAATTCACGAACAAACGGCGTAACGTTGTATCGTGTAACGTTATTCGTGCTACTTGGATTATTCTTTTCAAGTGTGTAAGTTGGCGTTGCAGGAAAAGTAGACGTTAAACTAATAAACAATTCTACTTTTGAACCAGTTTGCCCTGCCTCACTTACTTGAACTAAAAACGGCGTTCTTGCGTACATTTTCTTTTATTGCTATGTCAATAATATTACTGACGGTTAATACATAGGGGTTTATTAATTCAGTTGGTAATTTCTTAAGTTTCGTTTCGATTGCATCGCTAAAGAATTTTGAGGGTTTAATACCTTTGTTATAAATCGAACGTGCAATAATAAATTGAAGCGTTTTTCTCGGTAACAATTTGCCCTTTGCATCTCGTGGCGCAATTCCCCTTCTTACTATCCACTTATCCAATGCGCTCGGCGGTGGCATTTTATCACGAAACGAAAACCTACTACCTTGATTTTTCTTTTTTCCGTTTACCCCTTGGTCTTGAAAGAACCCGTAATCTTCCATTTGAAAGCCTACACGGATAGAATTTTGGTAAACCTTACTTTCACCTTTAATCGAATTATAAAGTTTCTTAGAAGCGTTCTTTTTACGTTTCGTTAAATTCGTTCTTGCTTGTTTAACAACGCCGTCTACAAACTTTTGAAGTGCTTCCGCTCTTGGGTCTTGACTCATTTCGTTAAGCGTTTAAATTCTCGTTGTTGTAAGTCATCGCTCTGTTTTGTAAACGTGAGAAAAGTGAGGCATTTTCTAAGTCCCAATTTGGTAATTTCATCGAATTTTGTAATGTTTCCTTGAGCGAGGACGTGTAGGCTTCCATACCACCCCCACTGTTTTCCAAATTGAGTTCTTTCACTAAGTGAGTTTTGATTTCCGCTGTCATCTCCGTCTCCAAAAATGTCAGGGTAGCTTTCAATAAGTCTTTTTCTAAAGTCCAAAAAAAAACATTCGCACCCTTTACGATTTGTAGCGGTGCGAACTTCATTAAGTCGCTGTATTCATCACTACCTTTGTATTCGTGAATAGAATAACGGTCTTTAAATGTTTCTTTAATAGGTCGGTACATAACCGCCATTGCTTTATGAAAAGTTGAAACGTCTTGCAAGTACTTTTCTAAATCCACGTATTCGCCAAAACTAATCTCTTCTAAATTTGGAATAAAACCGAACTCTAAATCTTTAATTTTAAATCGTTGTTGGAACGTTCCTTCAGCTTCTAATGTTTTTGTAAGTGAAATTATTAGTTCGGTTAAATCAGTCATTCGCATTTTAGCGATTGATTTTAATTCTAAACCAGTGAAACATTGCACCATTTGCTCCATTAAAAAATCCTCATCGTCACTATTTTGAGAAACGTTAACGAATTTTTGGTATGCACTAAGTGGTATTTCCGCAATTGATGTTGGTATGTTTATTTCAAGTCTCATACCTATTAAACTACAAAGTCTAATAAATGTTGTAAACGCCTTTATTCGTGCTTATGGATTCCATTTCGTGGTAACGTAGTGCGTCAATCCCGTGATCGTTGCCCCCTTGCGGTTTATTGGTTGTTTTTCCTGTTCTATCAACGTCCCAACAATAACCTCTAAGTTCTTTAATTAGATTTGTGCTGTCGCTTGTAACTAAATATTCTTGCTGTTGCATAACATCAATTCCGTAGTTAATTGAATCCTTGCCTTTTGTTACGGGGTAAATTTGTAAACCCCTACGCCGTATTTCCTCAATGCTTTTCGGTTCTGCTGAATCCGCATAAATAACCGCATCTTTGGGTAGTGCGTTTGCGATGTCACCGTTAAGCATTCCAGTACGATAAAACAATTCTTTAACAATTCGTTTATCATTCCATTTGTAAACTGCAATCGCACTTGTCGGGTCGTTGGTATAACCAAAGTCTAATCCGATTCCTAATAAACGTGCTTCGTTTGGAATAGTATCAATAGTTTGCCAGTTGCTAAATACAACCCCTTGTAAGTTTCCAATTTGACCTTCGCCGTAAACCCTCCACCAATTAGCCCAATAATTAGAAGTTTTAGCTTTCTCTTTTTTAATCATTAAGTCTTCCAAAGTTTCCTTTGAAATACCTTCGTTATCTAAATAAGTAAGCAATAGAAATTCTGCATTATGCTGTGGTAATATTTCAGAATGCACCCAAAATTCGTTATCTGGATTGAAGTCAATATAAGTTTCTGAACTTCTAATCATTAAAGCATCTGCAATAATAAAAGGAATATGGTTTGCTTCGTTAAGGAATAGAATATCACGCTTTCCGCTTGCTTTTGCTTTACCGTCACTATCGAATGATTTAAACTGCATTCGTGAGCCGTTGGTAAAAGTATAAATCAAAGCTGAAGCGTTCCAATTGTTTTCAATCCAACGGTTTGTCTCAACCATTATAGTTTTGAAAATATCTAACGCTCCCTCTTTTACTGCAGGTAAAGTTTCTGCAACAACTGTAATTTTTATACGTTGTTCTTTGATTGCTCGGTCTATCAATATAGGAATTATCGCGTATGTTTTCCCTGCATTATCTCCCCTACCTATTACTAAGTAGGGGATAAAGGGCAGAAGTCCCACCTTGTATCACTCGGATACGAGACTTCATCGCTTTTATTCTATTTATTGCGGTTGTTCGTTTAAACATTACTTAAAGTAAATCATATTAATTTTTGATTTGTAACGTCTTCATAATCAGTATAAATATCAGGGTTATTATCGTTTTGTCTTACATACTCTTCGAATACTTTTTTTAGTTCACTAATCCTATCTAACAAGCAACTACCACAATTCGTAAATTCAGCGTTCTTATTAAACGTGCTTGTGTAAATTTGGTTTAATCTATATTGTACCGTTGGAACAACCGAACCCCTTGTAACTTCAAAGAATTCCTTAAGAAAGTTGTAATCTTGTTCACTTAAACAATTGGGTTTTGAATAAGGAAATAACTTGTTTAACGCTTCCTTTCGTTGGTCGCAACCACAATCCTCTCCTGCTACAAATTTAACAAGTGCTTTGATTCCCGTTGCTGTTGTGATTTGGTCGATAGTATCTCCTAATCCTTGTGCTTTTTTTCGTGCCATTATTTATAAGTTTTGTATTTCTTGTTTAACTTCATTCAAAAATGTAACTCGAGGTAACCAATGTTCTACTTCTTCAATTCTACCATCTATTTCAATTAAAGCGCATTTTTTTGCCCTATAAATATCGTTAACATATCCATCTAATTCATCCCATTCTTGAGTGTGTTCAATAAACTTTTCAACTAACTGTTTTGCTTTCTCTTTTGGTGTCATATTAGTTTATTGTTTTATCAATCATAAATTGTGAAACGCTTTTATATCCGTTTTTTTTCAGCTTGTTTTTTGATATTTTCCACTTCATTTGCAGTTGCTCTAATCGTCAATCTTTGGTCTTTTTTTATGTCTTTTTTATTCATTTTATAGCAAGTTTATTTTTAAGTATTTCGTTTTCTATTATAAGATTTTTGTTTTCCTTTTCAAGTCTTTTAATAATTGCTTTTAACACTTGAGTTTTGATTTTAGCTTTTGCTCCAAGTGGTTTTCCACTATTACCAACAACAAATTGTCCTTTTTCATTTCTCATATCAATTCTAAATCGTTATTAATTAAATCTAAATAGTCGTCTCCACAATTAACTCTAATCTTTTCTTTACATTCCCCTATCACTTCAAAGATTGAACGCAAACTTATATCCGTTCCGTTGGCAATATCTCGCATTGAATGGTTACCCGTTAAATACAATCTAAATAGTGTCTGGTCATAACTATGCCACTTGTTTATTTCATCGTTAATCTTTGCTCTAAATCTATTTTGTGCTTCGTAAAATTCACTATTATCAACGTCTGCAATTTCCAAAGGTAAATTATTTATCTTAGATATTTGCTTTTTTGCTTTTAGAAAGTTTAAGAATATAGATTTAAGGGTTAAGTGAATGAAGTATTGGTTTATTTTTCCGTTTACAATAATATCTTCGGGTCGCTTGTTTCGGTCTAATCGCAAATACATTTCTTGTACCAAATCTTCAGCGTAAAAATACTCACCGAAGCTATGAATTATTTTTACATAATTCTTATGATGTTTAGCAACTTCCCCTAACCATTCCATTATTCATCTGGAAAAAGTGGTTGCTCGATAATAGTTGTTTCTGTTGATTCTTTCAATCCGTTTAATCGTTGTGTTATACTTGGATTGTAAAACCCTAATAAACCGCCCGTTATTTGGTCTTGTCGAATTTCTTGTTTTATACGCGAACAGATAGCAACAAAGTCATTGTACAACTTATCTTTATTGTCAAAATATTGACCAACACAACCGTAATTATTATAGCAAAATATCTCAAATCCTTCTTTAGTGTAAGGTACTTTTTGAGGTTCTTCAACTCGTTCGCCGTCTTTACCTACAAAGTGAACTTTAACCCACTTAAAAGATTCTTGTTTAACGTGTTCTTTGTATTCAATCCACGCGTTTAAAAGTTCTTCGGGTTCTTTGAATATTCTTGTTGGGTGTGGTTTTTTCATATCGTTAAAAATTTTATAACTTCATTTTCTATAAAATCAAAAAGTTGTTTGTCAATTTGTATTTTACATTCTAATTTTTGAGTAGTTATTTCAAAGGTACATTGTAATTCTAAATCGGGCAAATTTGTCCAAACAGATTCTAATTTACGCACAAAAATACCATTTTCGTAAACGTCAATAATTGCTACTTTATTTGCTTTCATTCTATCGGTATTAAATTCTGTATTTCAGTTTGGAACGTTTCGAAGTCGATCCACTTACAAAGGTAGTAAATTCCTCCATCGTTTTCCACTTCAATTTGTCTTGCTTTTTGCGAATCACGTTGTTTGTCTTTTCCTATCTTCAATTCCAAAGATAAAAACTTTCCGTTAACCATACCTTCCGCATCGCTCATTCCTTTATTTGAACTAGGTATGTAACCAATACCAACTCGATATTTCCCTTCGCTTGAAATTCGTCTTATTGACTTGCTACCGTAAACGTAACGTAAGTAATCAACGATTAGTTTTGTTATTTCGTTAGTGTTTGCGTTTGGTATTTTCTTAGTTTCTTTTTTCTGAATAACAAATTCGTAAGGTATTCCGTTTTCCGTTTCACGAACCTCAACTAATCGTTTTTTAACAATACGTTTTTTATCTAAGTCGTATTTTTTAAACGTAACTTTTGACGCTGGCATAATTGTATTTAAACAATCCACCATGTGGCAATAGTCAATGAATTGTTTAAGGGTGTATGGTTTCATTTAAAATAGTTTTTGTTGTGCTACGTGGTTATTAATTCGTGTCATTGCTTTATCGAAATACTCTTTATCAAGTTCGCACGCTGTTAAGTCAAAGCCGTAATCGTGGCATGCTATCGCAATTGAGCCACTGCCTAAGTGAGTATCAAGTATTTTGTCTCCTTGTTTGGTGTTTTTTTCTAAAAGCCATTTATATAATTCAATAGGTTTTTCAGTTGGGTGAAATCTACTTGGGTTCATAAATCCAATTAATTTACTTACATGAAAATTAAACACTCTTGCGCTTTTATCAAATGAAGTCCATGCCATTTCACAATCTGCTTGGTCAATTCTTTGACATTTATCCCAAATATAAAAACACCTTGAAGGTGGTAAATCAAAGTAATTACCCCCCCAAATAATTTGATTTTTACTTACTCTAAATAACTCGGTAAAGTATTCTTTTGTAGGTGTTTCGTTATCCCATTGTCCTCCTATCCATTTTTTAGGATTGTATCCTTTTTTTTTATTTACTCCCATTCTTTTGGTTGCACCTATCCCATACGGAGGATCTACAATAGCCAAATCAAAATAGTTATCTTCATAACGTGCCATTAAAAGCATATTATCTTCGTTGGTTATTGTTAGCATAATTCAATTTTAAATTCACGTGAATAATTACCACTCGCTTTGAGTTGTTTTATCTTCCAATTGCACAAAGCACGATTAGGGAAATACCACGTTTCGATGTTGGCGTAAGTTAGTTTATAGGTTGTTGGCATAAGGTGGGTTTTGAATTAAGAAATCAAATTTATGTTTCTTTACATATTTTTTAACATTACTAGGTGTGTAGTAAATTGGCTGGGGGTGCAGTAGCTCAACTGCTTTTTGTAGATAGTTCATTTTATGTTTATTTTATATGCTTCAAACTTTTGTTTTAACTGCTCGTTTTGTAACTCCAAATCACGAATGTAAGATTGCGATTTATTAAAATATTCCTGAATCAAAAGTAAGCGGTTTAATGTTTTCTCAAATTTCTGAATTGTTTTAACATTCGGCAAATCTTCTTTTTGCTTCGCTATTAAATTACGTTCAACTTCAATAATAATATCGTTAAGGAAATAACCGCTGTGTTTATATTGCGTTTCCATAATCCACGACATATCGAGTTTTTTCCACGCTTTTTCGATTTCGCTTGTTTCTTGTAATATCTGTTTTATTGAACTCATAATCCTGCTTTTTTATTTAGTTCGTCCCAAATTTCAATAGGTGGTGTCGATTGTTTCTTTTCAGTTATAAAAAACTTCAATACTCCGTTTGATTGTCGTTGCTCGTTTGGTATCTTATAAAATTCTAAATAAGCTCTTAAACCAATTGTTAAACGATTTTGAGTATATCCAAACTTCTTTAACTCTGGATAAGCTAACATAAATTTATCATAAATATCCTTTACTGAAATCCAATCATTTTTTTGTATTGTTTCAACAAATGTAAATAATTCATTTCCAATTTTGTCTTTTAGTTTTCTAATACCTAAATTTTTAGGTGCTGATTTTACCAATCCACTTGTTAAGTATTTCTTAACGCATTCAATCATATAATTATCAAAACGTGCCCATTCTTGAGCGTCCCAATCGTTAAATAATTCATTCTTAAAATAATCTTTAGGTGTGTTATTTGCATTAAAGAAAGTGCTTAGTTCAACTTCAAACTTTCGTGCTTCGTGTGAACCTGAATCGCCTTTAACGGTGTAATTTGTAGTTATTAAAATCTTTGGGCTTTCTTCAATAGGTAAATGAATCGCATCTTTTCCTTTATACTCAATTGTTAAACCCTCCGTAATTACGCTAAATAGTTTTTCAAATGGAAAGTTTCTAATAATATCGTCAAACACTAATACTTGGCAATCCGTTGAAACACTTTGATAAGGAAAAGATTTTCCAAAACTAAATGTTTTTCCGTCAATAGATTGAACTTTCTTAAGGTTCTTTAGTGCATTCCAAAACAAACCTTTTCCGCTCCTTCCATTTGGTTCGTCTGAAATCATTTCATCGTTTAGAACAATTGCAAAATTATCAGTCTTTGATTTATAAGAGTGAATTAAGTAACCTATAATCGATTGAAACGTATTATATCTGTTTACATCTTCACCGCTAATTTTCCAAATAAATTCACGATATTGTGAACTATGGTGGTCGCATTCGGTGTAATCACGTTTAATAATTTGGTCTTTCCATATTGAAATGCTTACGTCGTTGTATTGAATCAATTCACGTTTATCCTTAGTAGTTTTAACAATACAATTTTTATAAAACAAATAGCTTGTATCACGGTCGTCTTTAAATATTTCAATATCAATACTGTTTATCATTGATAGAAATTCTCGTTTAAAAAACTTTAAGTTACCAGACATAAGATTAAAAACCCTATCTTCAATATTATTATTTTCAATGTAATCTAAAACAAAATCCTTTACATCAACTTCGTTTATAATTTCTAAAAATATACCGTTCTTTTGAATTATAACGAATGAACTTGAAGCATCTTTAGTAGGTTTATATTTATAAAAATTGTTGTCTGAAAGAAAGTGTTTAAATAACTTATTGTTTAACGAAGGAACTCCCTTTTCAGTAAAACTCCAGAACTCTATTTGTTTACTCATAATAAAGGAATTTTATTTTGTTTCTGAATTATTTTATTATTTAACTTGCTGTTTTCTAATATTTTAATTTTATCTTTTTCATAATTATTAATTAAAGACTTTGCTAATTGGTATATCTTCATACATTCTTGTTTTGAAATTGATGAGTGAACAGTAAGTCTTTTTCCTTCAAAAACAATTTGTGCGCTATATCCGCCATTACTTGCTTTATAAACTCCATTATATCCAGTTTTATTTTGAACTAAATTTTGTTTATCTCTACGTGTAATTATTTTAATATTATCTAAATTGCAATTATCTATATTGCCATCTTTATGAACAACACAAAACTTTCTATTTAAACTTATATCGTTAAAAGTCTCGTAAACTATTCTTGCAGTAAATAAGCTGTGTTTTTTATTATCAATATGAAGAGTAACAAATCTGTAGACATATTTACCTCCAGTTTTATGTTGAGTTAATAGCTTTTCAGGCATAAATCTTTGTCCAAAATTATTATTAACCCACCTTCCAAATACTAAAACATTCCCTTTATTTGAAACTTTTGCATAATCCTCAAAACCTCTTAAAGGCTTCCAAATTTCTTCCATTTTTCCACTTAATTTAATAAATACAAAATCCCCATTCAGTTAGCCAAGTGGAAGGGCAGTCACCGAATGAGGATTTATGCAACTAAAATGTCTTATGATTTCCACTTCATTTAACATTACAAATATAAAAACAATTTTTAATATAAACATAGTAAAAGTTTAGAAAAGTTTTAATAAAAAAGTTTTACTACTTAACTATTTGATATTTAACAACTTACAAACTAATAGGAAAACTTCATTTTTCAAACTTTTACTGCTTAAAATATTGTTAATCAATTACTTAACTACAAAAAGTAAAAGTTTGCATTGGATTTTAAAAAAATATTTTGCCGAACGTTACGCTATATTATAAGGAGTTGAGTTTTCACTTAAAACTTTTACTTTTCGATGTAACTTATTGAATATCAGAACAAAATACAGTAAAAGTTTGCACTCAAAAACTTTTCTAAACTTTTCTACTTTTACTTTTTTAGTTGAATATTGCGAAAATAACGCATAAAAAAACCCCTACAACTAAATGCAGGGGTTAATTAATTTAGATCGTGTTACTTAAATTTAACCATCAAGCTATCTTTATTGTGTGAAATACTAACCTTCGGCACTTCAACTCCTTCATCATCGTAAATAGTGGATTTTTGCGCTACCTTTAAAAGTTCCTCACGTGCTTTCAATTGTGCTTGCAAGTTGCTGTAAAGTAAATCTTCTGAATAGTTTAATTTCTTCGCACCGTCTTTACGTGTAAATTCAACGTTTCCGAAAGTAAAAGTTTTCGCTGTGTACTTTTCTGCTTCGTCACGTGCCAGTTCGTCAATCTTTACCTTTGCTTCCTTGAATAGCTTTTCTAGTTTGTTGAAAGATGCAAACGCATCTAAGGGATTTACAACTCCATTTTCAACGGCTTCAACTATTGCGTTAATGCCTTGTGTTGTTTTTTCGATTACGTTCGGTTGCGCTGTTTCGTAATCGTGTTGTTTTGCTTGTTGGTCAATATCGACCTGTTCTAAGTGTTCCATATTTATTTGTTTTAAAGGTTTAATTTATAATAATCTAATGCTATTTCTGCTATCTTTTCAGCATCTTTACGAACTTTTACTTGTCGTTCTTCACTAAAAGGGCTGTGCCATCTTTCATCTGAAACAGAATCATAATTTAAATAAGTTATTATTGCTTCAATAACTCTTTCTTTTCTTTCGTCATAGTCCATAGGAACTATTGAAATTTTTGCTAGGTTTTCCATATTATTTGTTGTTTTTAGCTCGTAAATAATTCAAATATAATTCAATGTTAAAGTGTCCTCGATTGTTCCAGAACGCTTCGATGTCTGCTAAATTCATTTCTTAAGGTTTAAAAGTTCAATATTCTGCGTTCCTGTAAATATAAATTTTTCCTTAGCTTGTTCAATCGTACGTTTGCCGTCTAAAATAGCTTGCTTAATAGTTTCAAACGTTGGCGCATCGCATTCAATCTTTTGAACTTTAATAGGTTGCGAAGCTTGTTGCCCGTCGTCGTCAATCGCTTGTAAGGTCATAAGGCTTGACAAAGTGTAACGACGAAAATAGGTAATTTGACTACCGAGCGCCTGGGCTGTAAGTCCCGGAGTTAAATCAATTCCGCTTTCTACAAAGGTTGCATCTTCAACGTTTGTTATTACGGTGAATACTTTGCCGTCTTTAATTGGTTGTAACAATAATAAACCCTTTTCAAGTAGTATCGGTTCAACAGCTTCAATTAATGCGTTTAAATCGGCATAAGTGTTTTTAAAATGCGGGTTTTTAGCGTTCTTCGCTACTTTTCCGATTTCGAGTTTCGCCTCGTGTAATTTCTGATAAATGTTTTTTGTTTCCATATTGTTTTTTTTTGCTAATTTACTTTTAAATAACCGTTCAAAACTTGGTTATGTGATGAACGGTTTAAATCAATGATAAGTGGTTACCAAGGTAAATCCGACTCTTCCTCGTGTGCAGGTGTCGTTGGTGCTTTGTCCTGGATACTTTCACCGTTACCGTCTAATCGTTCAAGTCTCCACGCTTCAAGCGTATTGAAATACTTTACTTCTCCAGCGGGTGAAGTCCATTCACGCCCTCGCAAATTAAAGCTAACTTCTAATTGGTTACCTACTTTAAAAGCGTCCAATAGATTACATTTATCTTGTGTTAATTGAAATTCAATATCTTGAGGATACTGCGATTCGTCTGTAATTACGAAAATTCTTTTACTAAATTTCTCACTTACAACTTGTGTTTCTTTCGCTACTTTGAGCGTTCCTGTTAATTTAAACATATATTTGTTTTATTGGTTATACGTGAATAAAATTAATTTAGCTAACTTAATAGCGTCTTCTTTTTCTATTTCGGATTGTAGCATTATTACTTCGTTATCCATAAAGTTGATGATTAAACATTTTGGATTTAATACAAAGATATTTTCATTATTTTCTTTTGGTGGAATTACGTCAAATTGCGTAACATCGCATTCAAAACTTATTGAACTCATTTTATTTTGTTTTTATTTGATTACTTATTTTTCCGCTACAAATTCAGTTTTCAACCATTGTAAAAACGCGCGTTGTATGTTCACTTGTTGCGATTGCGCCTCTAGTTCTGCGTCTTTGATTATTCTATTATCAACGTGTCTAACTTCATTTAAGAACAAGTTAGCGTACTTTTTTGAGTTTCTGAATAGTTCAATATCTTCTAATAAATCAGCGAGTACTGGTAATAAACCAACTACTGCTAATAATTTTTGTTCTTGTGTCATATCGGTAATTTTTCAGGATGTTCGTTATACAAATAGATTGCCGTTAGTGTCAATAGTGCTACTATGCAAAATATAACAATAGGGTCTTTAAGGAATTGGATTCGTGGGTCTAGTTTCATCGTTGTATTCTTTAATAAGTTCTTTTGAATAATTTTTTAGTTTTTTTACCTTGTTTTTTGGTACTGTTGTTTTGACAAGTACACCATCAGGTACTGGTTTTCGTCCTGCGTTTCTTTCGTTTTTCATTTGGATTTAAGTGTTAAAATTTTAATAGTTGCTGCTATTGAATAAAGAATTAATAAGTATACGATTTTTCCTTCCATTGTGTTTAGTTTTAAAAGGGGTTTTTACACCCCTTGTTAGTTATGCTTTGTTTAATTTGTTTTCAATTGCGCAAAATTCATTAGCCATAAATAAAAGTATACCTACTTTGTTTTTATTCCATTCTTCAGCTGTTATTCCTAATTTTTTAGCTACTTCAACACATTTAGTTCTAAATTCTAAACATTCTACTAAATCAGTTCTTCTTTTCATTTCTGCGTTAATCATTTCAGTTGCTTTCATTTCGTTTGTTTTAAAGTGTCTACAAATATAAGTACTATTTTTTAATTATTAGTACTTTTTATTAAAAATAATTGAAAATAAAAAAACCGCCTATTTCTAAGCGGTCGAAATTCAGGCGTTCAACTCCGAATTTATAGTGTCGTTTCGTGTAATAGTGTATAAGAATAAACATGTCCTTTTTGTACTTCAACAAACGCATACAAACGATTCATATTAGCAACAGATGCGCCTTGACAACCTGCGCTCCAATTACCTACTTTATTCCCTTTACCCATATAATGAAAGTTAGTAAATGCTATTTCTTCGTAAATTTTTCCACCGATTTCAAGTTGCGAATCCTTATCGTTATCCCTCCAGTAAAGCATCGGTTTAATTTGCCTAAATGCTTTTTGCTTCATGTGCCCGTTATCCATTAACTGATAACAACCGCGATACTGTTTATCGTGAACTACAATTGCAGTTCCTAATTTATTCATTGGCTTCAATCTGTAAAAGACTCCTGCATCGGTTGTAATTGGAATAATTAATTCGTGTCTTTTTCCTTTGTCGTCCCAATAGAATGCCCCGCCCCAATCGTTGAACGTGTCCGCTGTATTTTCGTTTGTTCGCACTCCGAAAAGGTTAATTGAAAACGGTTCACGGAATACAACCGCTCCGATTTTTTCCATTGCTTTGATAATTTGGTCAATTGTTGGTTTCATTTCAAAAATATTAAGTAAATAATGTAAGTGATAATCAAAGTTATTAAAAATTCGTATAGTAGGTTGCGGAGGTTCATTAGAATAGTTTTAATTGTTTCATTGTTAAATATCCAGCCATTATTTGTTCTGTTTGAGGGTCAATAATATCTGCAAATTCAATCTCACAAAACGTTCCACAATCGGGAACTATTGGCGGTTCATGTTTACCTTCATTTTTACCTAAATCTTTTAAAAACTTTCCTTTTATGCAACTCGCTCCAATCTGTTGTTCAAGTTCTGACATTCTTTCAAAATGTTCTGGAAAATGTTTTCTTGTGTGATTCCAATAACCTTTTCCACCTTTTACGCAACCTATACAATTATTGTTGTGAAATCCTAATTCATACATTTTAGGTAGTTGTATGCCGTTTTTTAGTAATAATTCAGCGCATTGACTTTTAGTAACTTTTCTATCTATTAAAGGAAATAATGATTTTGCTTCTGGGTACTGTTGCATAAATCGAATAGCTCTATTTATTTCTTTTTTTTCGTATTCAAAACCAAATATTTGACCGTCAAAAATATAATCTTTTTCAATTTTATACCTTACTTTCTTTTTTAAATGCAACGTGCAAGGCGCACCGTTTACTCCGTTTATGTAACGTATTTTTTCAATTACATCAAATTGGTCTTTGTATTTTTCAGAACGAACTATGTTTATTTTTTTACCGTACCACCTTTCGCAATCTTCGATAAACCTTTTATTATCTTCGTGTGCTGAATCTATTTGCATATAAAATAATTCAACTTCATCAACTCCGTATTTTTCAATTGCTAACTTACAAGCTACTGCCGAAGTTACACCACAACTAAACCAGCCTATAATCATAATCTTTTTTGTATTAAAATCGATACTAATCTTAAACCTTGCGCAATTCCAAAACCAACTAACAACCACGTTAACCAGTTCGATTTGTTTTCAGTTTTTGCAACCTTAATAATTTCTTTCGTTTTCCATTTAGTTACATAACGCACCGTTTCAATTGAATCACGCTTTAATCTGTATTTGTAGCGTATTTCGGTGCGTGTCGGTGGTATTTGTACTTCGGGGCAGTTTAAAGGCATCTGAACGAATATAATTGAATCTTTGCCGTTTACTTTAATAGTCTTTTCGACCGTTACAACTCGTTCGGTTGTGTCGATTTTACCGCCTTTGTTTAGGAATTTAGTGAAGTGGTAGTTTGCGCTGCAACCATAAAGGAAATACAACATTCCAACGATGTAAAGCGCACCCAGTAGGAGCACGCTTAAATGTTTGTAGTTTGGTTTCATTTTGTTAGTGTTAGTTCTTGGTTAGTTAATGCGAAATATAGGTTTTGCAAATTGTGAACATAATGAGGCTTTATATAATAAGGGTCAATTCCACCATAATAGAAATCTATACCAAATTGATGAGAACTTATTTTAAACATGTTTTTAAATCCCCCCGAAAACTTTCCGTTTCCTAAGTCTTTAAACCCAAACTTCAACAACCATTCTTCAGTTAGTGGGATAGGTTTAAAATTCTTATTTCCGTTGTGAATTAACCTTATGTATTCATAAGTAGTTTGCATTGTTACAATTTCCCTTTCGGTTGTATAATCAATGTAATTACCAATTCTTAATTCTGTTGCTTTCATACCTCAAAGTTGATTTGTTCTTCATTTCCGCCAATTAGATCCGATTTCAATTCTTGATATTCAGCGTTATTTTTCAGTTTAGTATCGAAATAGTAAAGTATTCTGTTTAGCTTTTCAATCTCTTTCGATTTCATTTGCCCTTTAATAAATTCGTCATTGTAATCCGCTTCTAATTCTTTGAGTTTATCCGCTTGTTTTTGGATAATTTCTCTTAGGTGTCTTTCGTTACTCATTTTATTCTGGTTTAAAGGTTTCGTTGTAGTATTCTTCTTCAAAATGTTCATACAAAGTAATTAATGTAGATGTATGTTTTTTAGTTAACCATTCTGCAAAGTGAATAACTTTATTATCAGTATTATTTTTCTCCATTTCTTTGGCTTTGTCTAATATTTCAATAGCACTTTCATACCCTTGTGAAATATCTAATTGCTCAAATAACCATTCTACTGCTGTTTGTTTCATTTTATTCAGGTTTAAGTTCTTGTTTACTATATCCATCTTTCCATCCACGCATATATTCTGAATGCTTATCTTGCTTCTCCATTTGTTCTGCCTCATTAATTAATTCTTCAATCTTAATAAAATTATTATGTTTTTCATTTAATCTTCCTTTCATTATATTAAATAATTCATTTTTTGAAAGTTGCTCAACCAACCATTCTACTGCTGTCATTTCGCTTGTTCTTTAAGTTGTTGAATTTCTTGATTTTTAGCTAACAATTTAGCGTTCTTTCTTTTGTCTTCTGCAAACAAATCTCTAAGCATATCATTCGCTGTTGCAAGTTGCTCGTTCAACGCATCGTAACGTTCGCACTTACGTTTGTAGTATGTTTTCAAAGTGATGTATTTCAAAGTTAACAGAATCGAAAACCCCGTTCCGATTAGAGCTAATGAGCCGATTGTGATGTGGTAAGTGTTCATATTTATTTGTTTAATTGTTACTTGTTAAACCCCCTCAATTCGTGATAAATCAGGCTTCGGGGGTTGTTTATTAATTCGTGAAGTGGACAGGATTCGAACCTGTACTAACCCTGGTATACACCATATTAAATTAGGGACGTGTTACCAATTACACCACCACTTCTACGGTTTTAAATCAATACTATTAATTCAACTTGCACCGTAAGTTTTAAAAAACCCCTCCTTTATCGTTCACGTCAGTTTTAACTTCCCAGGTTTCAACTTCGGAGGGGTTAGGTCGCAGACCCTTGTTTAATTTCTTCTTCAAATTTACTAACTATCTTCATTCGCTTTTATGCTATTGTGATGAGCGGTTAATGTTGATGATAAGTGGTTATTTCGTTACTCGTTACCTTAATCTCACTCCCCTCAAATACTATCACATAATAGTTTAAATGTTCTGTAATTATCGCACATTCAAATCCTTTGTAGATGCAAGGACGGTAAGGGATAAAATACTTTGTGCCCTTTGGTAAATCGTGGCTTTTATCAACTATCTTATAGTTAGCTTTGCCGTTGGTTTCTGTTTTTAATAGGTAGGTTTTCATATTTTACTTTTTACAATTTCGTGAATAACTCCGTTGATCATTTCCCTTCTTACTTCTCTTTCGGGTTTAGCGCAATCGATAGTTTCGACCGTGTAATTTACCTGGATTCCTTGAGAGGTAAAACTACCCTTTTCGCCACCTTGTTTAATTTGCTGTGATGCTTTTTCTAGTACCAAAGTAAGGTAATGAGAATCTTCGCAAGTTAGTGTGATTGTGATTGTTTTCATAACCTCTTTCTTAAAAAATATCTATGCTCCTCAACTTCATTTGCTAATTCTTGCAAACGTTTGATTCTTGTATTTATGTCTACAATTAAACATTCGTACTCAAACATTCGCTCTTCAATCACTTCTTTGTTACCAACTAATCCAGTTGAACAATAAGGGCAGTTTTTCGTTTCGTCGTAAATTGGATTTTCATTAAAGTCTGCATTTACCACTATTGTCGCATCGCCTTTACAAATGTCGCATTGCTTATAAAGTGAATTTCGTTCAACTAACGTTAGTCGTGCGATTTTCTCTTGGATTGTTTCGTTTTTCATTTCGCTAATCATTAATTTTTAATTCTAATCGTTGCATTAACTCTTCAACTACTAACCATTTCTCAACTGCTCTTTGTGTGCTGTAATCAGCCGATCCAAATGCGTCTCTATTTTCTACATAGTTGTTTATCAACTCTTGCTCATATGTGCAAATAATTCTGATAATTTGATCTTTGTCTAGTTTCATATTGTTTTTTTTAGTTGAACAAATATAAGCTACTTATTTTATTTATTTCAACCTATTGTGATGAACGGTAAATATCAATGATGAACGGTAAACGCATAAAAAAAGCCACTACTGTTATTCGTGGCTTAATTTCGTTCTACAATTTAGGCAGTTGCTCTAATTTGTGGATACATTTCGATAACGTTTCCGTTTAATTTTGTGTTTAACCTATTACATCTGTCAAAATCCAAGTACACCCCCTAATATAAATAAGTGAAAGGTTTGTGCTTTGCCTAACTTTCACTTAGTGCTTGACAACACTTGTGGAGGTGGAGGGAGTCGAACCCTCGTCCAAATATAAACTAACAGTTTAACTATGCAAATATATAAAAAAAGCCTACCAAATGAATGATAGGCTCAATTAACCTAAAAAAACTAATATGAAAGTTTACAAATATAGTAATTATTGTTTATCTATTTTCTTATTCCAAACATTTAAACCTATCGCTGTTGCTGAATACCCTATGAAAATCAATACTATATCATAATGAAATCCACACAAAGCAACTCCAACAGCAACCCAAAACGCTGTAAACGATGCTACTCGCTTCTGCTCAAATGTTCCTTTTGGTGCGAGTGTGTCGTAAATTATTTTTTTCATTTGGTAAAATTGCTAGTAGTGGATAGTTGTTTTCAATCGGTTGTTTTACACTTCGATTAATTTGCGATTTGTCTTCTAAACAGTCGTATAATTTAGCTTCAATGGTTTCAATTTTCAATTCGTTCTTTGCATTCATATTGTAAAGAAACACTATTGCAACAACAAAAAACAAATCTTTTGCACCGTATTTTTTTAGTAATTCTAATCCGTCTTTAATCATTGTTATAACTTATTATAAATTGAAAATGCTGTGTTTGAGTCCTTGTCAAGTAATTGCTTAAAGTACTCTAATTTACTTTTATCTTTAAAGTCCTCAATCATTTTTGCGTGTATAATTCCTAACTGCTCATCTTGAGAATTAAGATAAAAAATACCATTCTGAAATTCTACTATCATAAACTACCGATTTGAAGTGATACAATTGTACCTGAATTGGTTGCTGCGTTGTTGATTGCTTGAATAGAAATAGCATCACCTTGAGCAAAAGATTCTGAATTTG